AGGCTGAAAAACTTGGTATTAAAGTTAGATGGGGTGGAGATTGGAATATGAATGGCAAATATGATGATGAGATAGCAAGAGGCTCATTTGATGGAGGACATTTTGAGTTGATGGAAGATTAAGGGAAGTGATAACTTGAATATTATAGGTTCAGTAATAGAAGTTATAAAAGATACTCTAGGTATAATCTTTAAAAGGACTAGAAATGCCGAGGTAGACCAAGAGATAGAAAAGCAAAAACTAACAAGTTTTAACTATTACCTTGGTACTGCCTTTATGATAATACTTTTATTGCTTATATTAGATAATATCTTAAATTTACAAATAACACCTTGGTTTTACAACATTTTCGAAAAGATACTAGACTATATGATAGGAGGAAATTAATGGGAGATTTTACTAGAATAGCAACAGATTTCTTTTGGTTGTTGGTTGATGTAATAAAAATTTTAAGTAATTGTGTAGCAATAGGAATAGGAAGTTTAGTAGCCTTTATCTTTATGATTACAGGTGGGCAAGATGAAGCTTTAAGAATATTACTTATACTTATGGCAGTTGATTATATATCTGGAGTTATCAAAGCTTATATTACTTGTACTGCTAATAGTAAACTAGGTATAATAGGAATGTTAAAAAAGGTTATGATAATTCTAGTTATAGTATTAGCTTATCATCTGGACATACTACTTGGTAGTAAATTAGGAATAAAGACTTTAACAATAGGAGTTTTTATTTCAAATGAGGGACTTTCTATATTAGAAAATGCAAGTATCTGTGGAGTGCCTATTCCAGAGAAAATAAAAAAAGTATTAGTTCAATATCAAGAGTATAAGAAAAAATAAAATGTGAGCTTATGAGCCTTAGAATAGGGTAGGTCAAAACAAAAAGAGAGGTAAATATATACCTCTCTTTTTTAAACCTCTTAAAAACGATTTTAAAGGCTCTATTTTAATTTTAAATCAACCTTAAAATCAATTAAGTCAAAATAAAATATTTTATCTGTACTGTAATAACTTTCTGTATTTGCTTGGAACTCATCTAATTTTAAAGTAATATCTCCAACAATAATTTTATATCCATCTTGTATGTCTATAATATCTAAAACTTCTACATCATTTTTAAAATATGTTATCAACCCATTTGTTATAGTTATACTTTGAATGTTTTCTCTATTTCCTTTTAATAAATCCTTTAATTTCATTAGCTCAACCCCTTTATCTTTTCTTTTAGTTCAGCCTTAACAGTTTTCAACTCTTTCAACTCTTCCTCTAATTTTCTGATTTTCGCCTCTACCTCCGATAGTCTGGATACCAGCTTATCTTTTTCAGATTCCTCTACTATCTCGGCATCTTCTATTTCGAGAGCTCTCGAAATAGCTTTTTTTATCCCTTGAGCTGTTCTTATTTCACCATTTACCACTCTTGCTATAACATCACTTGGTGCTTTTTTGTTTGTTATTTGCTTAATCTCTGCGTCTGATAAAGTCTGTATAATTTTACTTTCTGGATATTCTAAAGATAGTTTATATCTTCCTCTTAGTAATGACACTTGATCTTTATTGAATCCTAAAGCTTGGTACCATTCCATATAACTTTGAGGATTTTCAGAGTATCTATCAAAAAGTCCTCTAGCTTCATCTAACATTCTACCTGTTTCTATTGCTAATTTCCCAACTTCTTTTTTATTTGTAATTATTTTTTTCTCTATATTTATCAGTTCTCTTACATCATCTTGGGAAAAGTTTTCCAATACTGAATAATCAAATAAAAGTTCAGTTGTTACTAATTCTTTAGTGGTTTGTGTTTCTTGTAGTGTTGCTGGTTTAGTTATATTTCTAATACCTAAACTACTTCTTTTTATTGTTGGTTTTCCCATATCTCTAACAACTCCTTAGTAAGATTTTTAAAGTCTTTAGCTCCATTACTTGTAGGGCTATATTGTCCTATAAAATATCCATCTCTAGCACAATATTTTAATTTCCCATTATCTCTAATTTGAGTTTTTAAAATATTGGAATACCCCTCTCTAATCTCTTCTATATCTTTTAAAATATCTTTATCAAGTGGCACCTGGTTAAAATATCCAAGGTGTATAAATGGAGTGTTTAAATTTTCTTTTAAAGCTTCTATAAATTGCAGCATTATATTTAACCCTTGAACACTATATATATGTGGTATTATTGGAGTTAAAACATAATTGCTAAGAGATAACACAGCTCTTTCTAAAGAATCTATACTAGGTCTACAATCAAATATTACATAGTCATAATCTAATTTTTCAAGCTCTGATTTTAGATTGAAATATATCATTTCTTGGTCCCATTTATCCATTGTTAAATCTAGGTTTCTTAGGTCATAACTACCTTTGATAAAATCTAAAATATATCTTCCTTTTTCTACTTCATTAATACCTGTATCTTTATTTTCTACTATTTTTAGTTCATGTATTTGTATTATATTATTTGCTAAAGACTTTTCTTTTAAAGCTTTGAATAAGTCTTTTTCTTCATCATCAAATATAAAACTTTGTGTTAAGTTCTGCTGGTAGTCGCAATCTATCAGCAATATTTTTTTATTAAAATTAAGTGCTAACATTCCAGCGACTTCCCTTGCCCCTGTTGTTTTTCCTGTTCCACCCTTTTGATTTATAAATGATACTACTTTCATTTTACCCCCTTAATATGATTAAATATGTAACTAAAACTTCTAATCTCAATATTGATATTTTTGTAACATGAAATCAAGCCTTTTTTCAATTGCTCATATGGAAAGTTCTCCATAAGTTTTCCAACATTTTCAAGTGTTAAATAAGGTTCTATAAACCTATTTTTTCTAGCTTTTTCTAAAGCTTTTTCCAAATCTTCTAACTGTTCAAATGTTAATGATTCAACTTTTTCAGCCTCTTTTATTTCTGTTTCAGTTCCATCTTTATCTAGCACTTCCATTTGCTCTATATCCCAACTCAAAATTATTTTAGTAATAAATTTTCCTGTTCTTACTCTTTCCATTTTTAGATTTTTTATATTAGTTTTCTCTGCTAGTTCTTCTGCAGCTTTTTTTATTATCTTAGTTTCTACATCTACCCATCTATATTGAGTATTTAAAATTTTTAAAAATTCATCTGGTGCAAATTCCCAAGACTTTAAATTTTTATAACTCATAACTATTTGATAGAGCCTCTTGGAATGTCTACCCTTTAAACCTGTAAATTCTAGTAATTCATGTCTTGTAAAATTATTGCTTAAATTAAAAAAAAGTGGGATAAAATCTTTTTTTAATTCAAATATAATTTCTGTTTTATCTTCTGTATACATCAAAGTTTCAAATATGTGTTTATGCAGCTTGTACCCATCTTTTTTTATTTGAACACTTGTATTAAAAATGTTTTTCAAAGCCTCTTCTATTCTTTTGGTACTTACATTTCCTTGAACCATTTTTTTTATGACTTTAGGGTCTAAAAACAAATTTACATTCTCATTTGTATTTACATTCATATGGTCTTTAATTTTTTTTCTAGCAGCATAAGCTAAAGTTACAATTAAATCAAGTTCATAACTTCCAAACTCATTGAAGCTGGTAGCAAAATCTTTTGAGTATTCTACAACTTCATTTTTAATTTCCATGTCTTACCCCCTTTTCACTCTGATATAATTTTAACTTATATTTTCTTTTTATACAACATTTTTTTATTTTTTTTCACACTATTAATAAACTGACAAAACTTCACACTATTGACAAAACTTCACACTATTCTGACAAAACTTCACAGTATGGGCTGACAAAACTTCACACTATACCCCTCTATTTCTGACAAAACTTCACACTATTCTGACAAAACTTCACAGTATCTTGTTTCTAGCTCTCTAAAATTAAGAGCTGGAGAGGACTGTAAACTCTATAAACTATTATAAACTATATTATATATAAACTCTCTAAACTATTTTAGAGATTTTTTTATTTTTGACAAAACTTCGTGGTATTATAATTTTAAAAAGATATTGACTTATACCCAAAAGTATATTATACTACTGTATCCAAATTTTTAACCCCATATAAGATGCTTTTTTTAATCGTCATATGTTATTCGAGATTCTTTAATAAAAGTGGCAGGAATAAACCTGCCATTTTTATTTACTTGTTAGTAACTCTTTTAACTCTTCATATTCTTTATTATTCAATCTTTCAAGTAATACTTTATTATATTTTCTTTTACACTCCATAAGTAAAATACCTTGTTTATCTAATTTTAATAACTCTTGGATTTGCTCTTCTGTAATATCACTTACTGGAGTAACTTCTTTTAAATCAGATATTTTTAATTGCCCCTCTTTAATACCATTATAAGCTAATTTTAAATTAACTAGATGGCTAGAAGTCCAGCTCTCATATGGACAGTTTAAAAAATTTTCTAGTTCTTGCTTAGAAAGATTTAATTTATTTTCCAAGAAAATTAATATCTGTTCTTTAGCTTGTGAAATATCCTCTATGCTTTCAATCTCTCTTTCCATAGTTGTTTTTATCTCTTCTATGCAGGAATCTAAAATATAATTAGGTATTAAATTCAAGATACAACCTCTTAAAAATCTAGCTCCATAACTTGCTTTCATCTCGTATTGGTCCCTCATATCTGTTAAAACATAAGCACCTTTTTTTGTATATCTTTTCATAGATACATCAAATTGCTTTGTAGTTTTGATATTGTTTTCAACGTCCCAGGCATAAGCTAACATTGTAGATTTTCCATCATCTGTATCTAATTCTATTACCGAGTATTGAATATTACCCCAAGCTCTTGCAACTGCTTCAGCAAATCTTATAGTTAAACCTTGCACAACTTCTCCACCTCTAGGAAATGAATATAAGGCAGTATCAGCAAAATTCTTTCTTTTACATAGCTCTAGTATTTTATTTTCTGCTTTTATTTCATCTCTAGGAAATTGTTTTGCTAAAAATACTGCTGCCTTTACTTCCTCAAGTAATCTACTTTCAATCCCCATTTCCATTTGTTCTGCCTTTATCTCTTTAACAGGCTTCATCTCTGAAACCTGTTTCTTTCCCATCATATTGTTTTTAGCTATTACTTCCATATTATCCTCCTATTGTTAAAGCTCCACGTTTATTTAATTTTGCTATAAGTCCGTTTCCAAGTTCCATAAGTGTAACACCTTTTTCTAGCATTTCTTTTTTTATCATAAGTTTTATACTATCAGCTTTTGGTTTTGCTTTCTCTTCAATTTCTTTTAATTCTAGCATTGAGTTAAGTAGCTCATCAGCTAGGTTAAGTGCTAGTTCTGACTTTATTTTTTCAGTAGTTTCTTTTGGAATCTCATAAGCCATTCCAAGTGCTTCAGCTTCTGCTTTATTTCCTATCAATTCTGGTTCTATATTATTTTGGAATTTCTTCCAAAACTCTTTAGCTAAAGAAAACATATAGTCTATGAACTCTTGGTCTTTAACTACTGTAAAAACTTTGGTAAATCTGTTGTTTATCCAACCAAGTATATACATTTTTTCTTTTCCTGTAACTTCTAAAATCCATTGGCATTGACTATAATATTCATCTGGTACAGTGTCCCCACTCCATTTATCCCATTGGAAACTATCTCCAGTTTTACACTCCATAGGGAACCAACCCTCATCAGTTGAAACCCAGCCATCTGGGGTACAAGTTGCGAAATCATATTCTTTATGCTTTATAACTTCATCTCCTGGAATAACTTCATAAACTTTAAATTTTGCTTTTTCTGGAAATTTAGCTCTTATAAAATCTTCTGCAAAATGTCCAAACTCTAATTTATCTTGAGTTATTTCACTGAATTGAGGTTCGTATTCTCCTTTTAAACTTTTATACAATAACCAAGGACTTGAATATTCTGGTTTTTTATCTATCCAACCTTTTCTATATCTGTCAACTTCTACAAGATTATGGATAGAAGAGGCACCGATTACACGGTGCTTTAACCATTCCCCTCTATTTGTAGTATCTCCCTTGAATACTGTTATTCCATTATGCTTTGGTATGTCATAAATACTCATTTGATTTACCATACTAGAACCCCCTCTTCAATAAGATTTTCAATAAAAATTTGTTCTGCTAGTGCTTCTAGCTCCTCATCTGTCATTAAATATTCTGGCATAATACCAACTCCCTTTTTAGTTTTTAACAAGTCCCCCAAGGCTCTTGGGGAACCTATAAAAACTTAAATTATTCCCTCTTGTAAAAAACTAAAATGTCCATCTTTTGTGATAATTATATGCTCAAGAAGTTTTACATCTATCATTTCCAGGAACTCTTGCATATGTTCTGTTATTTGAATATCTTGCTTACTTGGTCTTAAATTTCCGCTTGGATGATTATGTGCAAATATTACTCCCTTAGCTTTATATTTAAAAACTCTTTCTGCTATCTCTCTTGGATATACAGCACTTTTATCTATTGTTCCTGTGAATAATACTTCATATCCTGTCATTACGTTGTAATTATTTAAGAAAATTACTACAAACTCTTCTCTTTCTTTAAAACCTACTTTGAATTTAAGAAAATCAAGTAAACTTTTCTTATCTTTTAATCTTATTTCATCATCCATTACTCTATCCTCTGCTATTAATTCAAAAGCCATTCTCAACTCTGCTATCTCTTCGGAATCACTATTTTTAAATTGATATATTAAGTCTTGTTTACTTCTGCACCCTAAATAATTTAATAATTTTTTCATATTACCAACTCCTATAAATTTAAAGGTTTATTTTTTTAAACCTTTTAGTTTAATTTCTTAATTGAATTATATAGAATTTTTTTTAATTTGTCAATAGTTTTTTAAATAAAAAAGTTTAAAAATAAAAACTAGGTTATTTACTAAATTTAATAGCTTGTGCTATAATATAAATAAAAAAGTGTAAAAACGAGGTGTTATGATGACTAATACAGAGATTTTTTTAAAAAAATATTCAGTTGCTAAAAATGTAAATTTAAAAGATATGGCAGAGTATGCAGGAATAAGCCAAGTATATTTAAGTTATATGAGAAATGGGAAAAAGACTGCTAAATATGAAACTTGGCAAAAAATAATAGAGTTTTTAAAATTGAATGAGAAAGAAACTAATGAAGCATGGGAAGCTTGGAACTTCGATAGAATGAGCCCAGAAATGATAGAAGAGGTAAAAAGATTAAAAGAAGAGAATAAAAAATTAAATCATATGTTAGATGCTATTAAATTTTTAAAACAATAACGGTTATATATAAAGGCGGGGATATGATAAGAAGTTTAAATGATTTGATTTATTTAGTAGGAGAAACGATTGTTGGAGCTATTTTTATTTTAGTGATAGCTTTTGTATGGTCGTTTATTCATGACCAAATACAAGAAAGTAAAATAAGAAAATGGGAAAAAGAAAAAAGAGAACAAAAAGAAAAAGAGAAGAACGATAATTATACAAAAGGAGTATATGACTATGAAATAAAAATGCCTGAAGATATATCAATGAAACCTTTGGCTGTTCCAGAATGTAGAGAGGAGCAAGCAGTAGATGAAGTCATTTTCGAAAATTTATTTGATGAAGAAAAAGAAAAATTTAACTTTTTTTTGGATTCTTTTTTGAAAAATAAAAATCCTAAAATAGAAAATATGATTAATAATTTTTATGATAAAAAAAATATCATTTATTTTAAAGTTGCAAGATATAAAACGCCAGAATTTAATCATAAAAATATAAACAATAAAGGTTTGGCACAATTTTATTATGCTTCATTATTTGCAGGATTGAATATAGAATTAGAAAAAGAATTCAAAGATTTTACTATCAAAAAAACAGGAATGTATGTGAAAGATGAAACTTTAAGAGAAGAGTATATCATAACTGATATAACCAAATTAGAAAAATATGATTATTTAAAAACTTATAAATTAACAATTTGTGTAATATTAGACCCTAAAGAAGAAACAATGATTTTAAAATTAGAAATTATTTAAAAAATAAAGAAATAAAATAATTATCACAAGAATAAACAAGAGGAGAATTTTTTTCTCCTCTTTTTTTATATATTTTTTATCTTTTGAAAAGCTAGAAAAATAGAATGTTTTTATAACTTTTTTATTTTTATATAAAAAATAAATATTGACTTTATTAAATTTTTAAGTTATTAATATAATTAAAATGGTTTAAAAATATATATAAAAAAATAAAAATGAGGTATATAATGAATGGAATTAAATATTTTAATTTAATAATTTATAAAAATATTTTAAAAGAAATGGAAGTGAAAAAAATAAATTCTAGTGAATTAGCTAGAAAAACTGGGACTACTCCCCAGAATGTGCATAATAGACTAAAAAAATTAGAAAAAGGCGACGGGATAACAACATCAACTTTATTTGAACTAGCAAATGCCCTTGATGTTTCAGTTGCTGATTTAGTTAAATAACATTTTAACACCAGGAAAACGAAAGGAGGTGCAGGAATGGAAGAAACAAAAGAACTCGTTGAGACATTGAAGTATTTTAAAGAAGAGCTAGACAAAATGGACTTGAGAAATGAAGTCAAAGAACATATGTTAATGATGTTCTATGAAAGAAAAATAAGAGATATAGAATTTTAAAACATACTAATAAATATTTTTTTACCCAAAAAACGCAAAAAAAATTGCGTTTTTGAGGGTATAAAAGTAAGAAAAAATCTTCTGAAACTAGCATAAATTCTATGTTTTTAAAAAAATTTTTTGACATAAAATTATATATAATGCTCCCGTTTATATTAGAGAGAGCAGCATATAAAAAAATAAAATATACCTGATTTTCTTAGAGATAGTTTTAAAACTTAAAGCTATCTTTTAGAAAATTAAAAGGGGGTGGGTTAGATTGTAGATACCGCAAGTATAAATTATTCAGTTAGACAAACTGACTTTGATTTTATAATCGGGTCAGCTAATCTATTACTGAAAGAAGAGGCACAAGCAGAAAATAAAAGAATATTATATAAAAATATCCAGCTAAAAAAATTTAGCTGGTTAAACTTTATAGGAGTAGAGGAGAAAAGAAACTCTATAACTATAACAATATCTTTTAGTTATTCCAGATATGATAACAATGACAATTACAAGCTAGTAACAAATAAAAAAGTTATTGCTCAAGTACATCAAGAATTAATCTTAATACTTAGAAGCATAACAGGGGAACTTGTAAGAGAAGAGGATATAGTTATAACAAGTCTAGACCTCTCAAACCAATTAGAAGTTGAGAACATTAGAAATTATTATCAAGTTTTAAATTTGATATACAGAGCCTATAAAAATATCTTTCCAACCTCAAGAATGTATTTTGATACAGACAACAAAAAAAGATTGGAACTTGACGGAGTAGACTTTAGAGAAAAAGGTAAAAGACCAAGAGATAGCAAGGCTTACTTTAAAATCTATTCCAAAAGAAAAGAGATGGAAGATACGGGAAAAGAGGGAGTAAAGAAAAGACAAGCATTAAGAGGAGAGTTGACACTAAGACCTCCGCACCTCAAGACCTACAACTTAAATCATTTAGGTGGAATAACTAAAGATAATCTAGCTTCATCACTTAGAAAAACAATAGGAGCAATACTTACAGAGCAGATAGTCAAAGAGTTAAACTATGACATCGCAGAATTAAAAAAGATAGTTGCTCCAGGAACTAAGGGGTTAGCAGAAAGACTTATGATGAAAGAGTATTTAATATTTGATATTAGATTACTTGATGTTGTAATGACTGAAAATAATATGAGTATTAAAAAAAGAGCTATTCAATACCAGAAAAAGAAAGTTATTGAAAAGCTGGAAGAGTTAGAAAAACTTGGAGAGATTAAAAAGTCTTATTCCAAGAACTTTGAAAGATTGGAAAAACTACTCAAAAAAATAGCTAAAGTTAGTATAAAAATAAGACTAGGAGAAGAGGGGGCAGAGTTAGAATGGCAGGAATAACCAAAGAGCAAGAAGAGAAGTTCATATCATCATTTCTAGTTTGCAAAAATGGACTTAAAGCCATGCAAGCTGCTGGAATCCCATTCGACCTAAAGCTAATGCACAAGCTAATGAGTAGCAAGAAAATCAACAAGCAAATAGAGGAACACTTGGAAATGGTGGACTTTATGCTTGGAAGAGATAAAATGGGACACTTAGCAATAATGCAAGGGCTATTTGAACAGGCAGCAGGACTAGAAGATACAAAGATTATAAGACTTACAGACAAAGGACTACTAGAAAAAACAGGTAAATTTGTAGATTTTAAAGCAGCAGTTCAGCTATCAGAGAGAATAGAAACTCTGGCAGGCTGGGACAAGCAAGGTGGAACTAATAACATTGAGGTTTCATTAGAGCTGGGAGAAAAGACAGAGGACAAGCAAGAGCAAAGAGATGACAAGACTAAGAAATTCTTACAAGTTGAGGGGGTTGTGTAAATGCTTGAGGGAGTATCAAGAGAAGATAAAGCTTTTCTAGTGCTAAAAGAAATACTAGAAGAGGAGCAACAAGCAAACATTGAAAAATATAAGTTTTTCACAGGTTCATTAGATGACCTAAATATAAAAGGGCTAGATGAACTGATGATGTTATCTATCCATGATGGACACATAGTAGGTTATATGGGCTGTATCTATAACATACCACATGACAAAATAATATCACTAGACTTTATTTTTCTAGGAGATAACCTCACAGAGAGAAAAGAGTTCTTAGATGATTTCGCTAAATTTTGTAGTATGCTTGATAAGCTCTACAAAAAAATAGAATTAAATATAGTTCCAGAAAGTCCAGCATATAAACTGGCTATGAAGTTTTTTAAAAGATATAACTTTAGAAAAGTTGGGACTTTTAGAAAAGCAAGAAAAATCCTTGATAAATTCTATGATGTAGAAGCATGGGAAAAGGAGGAGAGATAATATAAAATTTAAACCAAATATCCAATTGTTTGGTGGTGGTGGAAATGTATTAGGAGGACTTGTTGATACCATTACGCTTGGAGCTACTGACTTTAGTGGTACTAAAAAGCAGCAAAAGAGAATGGAAGAGGAACTAAAAAAACAACAAGAGGCAGAGGCTAAAAAGCAGCAAGCAGAAAAAGACAAGCAAAAGAATACTGCGATACAATTCCAAGAGAGCATAAGACAAGGTAATTTAGGACTACTAAAGAAAAGTAGTACCCAGACAATAGGATAAGGAGATACTATGGAAGATAGAATTAAAAATCTATTTCGTAGTAGATTCCAGGAGGCACAACAGGAAAGAAATGTAATACTAGCTTGGTATTTGAAAGCTAGAGCACACTTTCTACCAAGAGAAATTAATCTTAATGGTGTAGACAGTACAGGACTAGCATATGCTACTAAGTTAGCTAACAAGTTATCAGCTATGATACTTAATAGTAATCATATCTGGGCTTGGATAGAAACACCAAGGTTTGAAGATATATCAAGAGATGACAAGATTATCTTTAGACACATAACAGAAATAGTATTTGATGAGATTCAAGAAAATTCGAACTTTGAAACAGAGAAAGCTGTAATTCTTATGGACTACCTAATAGGAACGGCAGTTTTTAAAGTTAGATTTACTGGTAAAATTGCAAATCCCGTGGAATTTCAACCAGTACCCAATATAAATGTTTATCTTACTAAAAGAAGAGGTAAACAACCTGGAGATACATTCTACAATGCAGGTAAAGTGAGAAAACATCAAATTCTTAATCTTTTTGGAGAAAAGGCTTATAACTCTGAAAAAGTTCAAAAAATGTCGCGAGATGACGAGATTGAACTATGGGAGGGAACAATATACGACCAAGAAACTAAAAAGTTTCACTATGTAGTATCTACTTCAAATGAGTTTGAAGATATTTTAGATTATAGAATTGATAACTATAATCCTTGGATAGTTGCAAGATATGAAAGTATTGGAGATAGTCCATATGGCATAGGACCTTGTGTTAAAGCGATAATGGAGATTGAGGGACTAAAAGAAGTTAAAGCTAACATCAGACGTATTGCTAAGAAACAAGCTAGACCAAGCTATTTAGGTTATGGGCAAGCTAAATATATTCAGAACTCAAGAATAGATGAGCCAGGAGCTATATCTATGATGGGACAATCGCCAGGGCAAAATCAGATAATACCATTCAACAGGGGAGAGAACGCTAACATGGAGTTCTTTAACCTAGACATGTACAAGGAACTTTTAAGAGATATATTCTACATCAACATATTTGAAACGGCTCAAAACTTAGACCAGCTAAAGAATGTTACTGCTACAACAACACAGCTAGTAACAACAGAGTTCGCTAAGCAAATAGAGCCAACATATGCACTAATGCAAAGGGAACTTTTAAGAGAGATAGTTATAAAAGTTTTTCAATGCTTACAAAAGATTAGCATTATAGATATATCTAAAATTAAAGCTTTACAGGAAAACCCAAGATTAAAGATAAGATTCTACAATGCCTTGACTATTGCTCAAGACCAAGACGACCTTGAAAGAAATATGTTGTATTTTCAAAATATAGCAAGCACTCTGGGACCTCAAGTTGCAGCAGCTAATATGAACCAAGCAGAATACATAAATGCTCAACAAAAAAGGTTTAGAATCAATAACAAAGAGTGGAAATCTGGAGAGGAAACAGAAAAGCAAGTTGAGGAAATGAACGCTATGATAGCTGCACAACAACAAGGGGGAATGATAGAGCAATGACAGAAGATGTAAAAGAATTTGAAATCCTAAAGAGAAGATATAGAGATGATAGAGCTTTAAAAAGATTGTTTGAGTTATATCTAATACTTGAGCATAACAAAGTATCTATTATGAATGAAAAAGGAATTGATACAACAGGTAAAGTAAAGGAGATAACAGGAGCAAACAGTTTATATATTGAGATATTTACAAAGGAGGCAAAAGAAGAAAATGACTGATAAAGAAAGATTTAAATTTAATATCCAATTATTTGGAGGAGCAGAGGGAGGAGATACAGGAGGAGAACCTACACCAAATCCAGAGCCAACAGTAAATACAGGAGCTGGGGGAGAACCACCACAACCAAGTGGAGATAATGGAGCAGGGGCAGAACCTAAAGTAGAGCCATTAACTTGGGAAGGAATAAAAGCAGAAGATTACCAAGAGATTGGAGATATAGCACCATATATCACAGAGGCTCAAGAAAAAGGTTACACTCCAGAGTACATTAAATCAAGACTAGATGATAGAAAAGCTTATCTAGCAGAACAAAAAGCAGCTTTCACTCCAGAACTTAATGCAAGTATGGAAGCAATAAATAACTTCATAGGAGCAGAGAAAGACACAGATAGACAGATAGTATATAGAGCTATGGCAGAAAATGCAATAGGAGCTCAAATCCTAAAGGAATACATGGAAATGAAAGCAGGAAGTACAGGAAGTGTAGTAGGAGTTGGAAAAACACAGCTTTCAACAGATTATACACATGATGGATTCATTGAGGCTTATAATCAATCTTTAGATACAAATGATAAAGGTTTAATGAATAAATTAAAAGAATATGCACAAGCTAAAAAGCAAGATGACCCATTTTATTGGGATTTTATAAAATAAGATTTTAAGGAGGAATACTTGAGAAATGAAAAAACTTTATTAGGAAGCACAGGATTAAATATCCAGCTATTTGCTGGAGCTGGAGGATATGAATACGGAAACGTAAACCTTTCAGCAGGAGAACAGGCTAAATATGTAAATAGTGTAAAAAGAGCCTTAAATACAACAAACAAAATGCCACTTGAGGGTTGGTTTGAAAAATCAGCTTCAACAAAAGAGGCTTATTCTTTATTCTATGTATCTGGAAGATTAGAAGCTAGAGATATAGATGACACACAAGCTATGTCTGGACCTAATTATACACCAGGAGAGGTTAAAGGGCAAGATACAGGAACTTTCTTACAAAGTATTAGAGTATATCCAACAGGAATGGAATGTCCTGTATATGTTAAGAGAAGAGATTTCGACCGTTCTCAACTAGATGAAAAATCGGTAATAATAGATGCACAAATAGCTGCAACTCGTGGAAAATGTGCTAAAAGAATAGCTGAACTTTTCAAAGATTGTATAACAAATAAGAAAAGAACAGTTTATGACAATAACAACAAAACATTTGATTTAACTATTCCAGAAAGTCAATTTTACGGAGATGAAACAAAAGAGTTTGATACTCCAGAAAATATAAAACTATTCAGACAAATGATGTTACAAGCTCAAGAAGCAGCAGAAGCTCAAGGATTGAGAATAGCTATAGTGTCTGGTGTAGAAGGGAATACAGAGCTTGCAAATGCTGAAAGATTCTCAAGTAAAGATTTTGGAGAGGGAGAAACAAGAAAAACAGGAAAACCATTATCTATGTTGATGGGTGGACATGTAGAAAGCTTATTCCAATTTGACAAAACTTTATATCCAACAGGTAGTGAAGGAGTAGGATATTTTGTAGTTATGGTTGAAAGAAGTTTTGGACAAGATAACAAAGATGTATCAGTAACACCAGAAGCTAACTATATAGCTGATAAAAAATCATACTTATTAGATGTTGAAGTGTATAACTCAACAGAATTATTAAATCCAGAGGGAGTATTCTTTTTCAAGTATAAGAGAACAACAGGAGCAGCTGCAGCCTCAGTAGAACCAGTATCTGCTATGGCTATGAATACAATGTCATTAGCAAATAATGAACAACTAGAGCAGGAAAAAGAGATTGAGAAAATGAGAATGGAGAGAGTAGAAAAAGAGTTAGAACTAGAAAGATTAAGAGCAGCTAACAAACAAGCAGCAGTTACTGAAACACAAGAAGCACCAGCAACAACTACTACAACTACAAAAGCAGCTAAAAAATCAGAATAGACAGGAAGCAACAATTTAATTTAACCATTACAACTGAATAGAGGGATACTGCATTTTCCCTCTATTTTTTATAAGGAGGAAAATATGGAAAAGATAAAAGGCTTAAATGTATTTATATTAGAATTAGACCCAGGAATGGAGGGGTATTTTGTAACTGAATGGGATAATTTATACCAAGAAAATAAAGAAAGAAAAGACATAGATGATCTAACTAAAAAGGCAATATGTAGAATGTATGCAAAAATGTTAAAACAAATTTGGGGGCAAGAGTTGGAATATCACAAAAAAATAAAAGAAAATGGGAACTATCAAGGTATTAAAACACCTGAATTTGTAGATAAAATGATAGCAGTTTTAGAAAAGCAATTAAAAAAAATAGAAGTAGATTTATAGGAGGAAAATATGAGTAGATTAATAATTGAATTATTTGGAGCAGTCATTGCAGTAGCTGGTGGTTTTGTATGGGGATATAGAAAATGTAAAAGAGATTATAAGATAAAAAATAAGTAGGAATTGGTAGGAGGTAGTAGGAATGAAAAAGCAATTTCTAACAACTAAGGTTGTAGAAGTAGAGGAAATGAGTAGGAAAGAATATTGTCAAAGCAGAGGTTGGGAGTTACCAGCTAATGAAGATGGAGATGAAAGAGTATTCAAAGTATTCTATGAAGATGGATATGTTTCTATGTGTCCTAAAGATAGATTTTTAGAGCAAGCATATGAAATAGAGAATAATAAAATTCCAGAAAAATTAGTAGATGACTTCATAGTAGAGAAAAATATCTACACTAAAATTATGTTTGGTAAGAAAACTACTGTAATGGAATATAAACTAGCTAATGGATTTACTGGAATAGAATCAACTTCTAGTGTAGATGATAAAAACTATTCAGAGGAAATAGGAGCTGAAATTCTATTAGAAAGAGTTAAAAATCAAATATGGTATGGACTTGGATTTGCTTTAGGAATGGCACATAAAAAATAAAACTTTCTTAAAATAACTTACAACACACATAAAGCTAGAGCTTATGCTCTAGTTAAAATATTTAAAGACTTGAATGTTTTAATTAGATTATAAGCAAAAAAAGGGGGTAATAATGATAAATTTAGAAAGCTATAACTACATAGTGGAATCAATCAAAGAAATAGTAGTTATAAATGGAGAAGAGTATAAAAGAATGGAATTTAAAGAATCATTTATAACTATGTATGAGGCAGCTAGATATTTTTTTAGAATGAAACCTAAAGCTAAAAATCCTATAACAATACTAGAAAGAGGAGCAGAGGGCTGGAAAGAAATTAGTATTGAAAACTTATTAAAAAAAATAAAAGATAAAAAAACAAAGAAAGCTAGAAGAGCTTTAAAAGGAGTTGATGAAAAATGGTAGATATTAAAGTTATGGAGGTTGTAGATACATCATTTAGAAAAAAATATAAACCTACAACTAAGTTAGTTCCTTCTGGACATCAAGTAAGTAATGCTAATGTTATCTTAAAATACAAAGATGGAGATTTAGAAATATCTATAAAACTATCTAAGAAACAAGCATTACAAGTATATTTTGATAGTGAAAAATCTCAAGGAAAATATAAAAATGTAGATTATGATAAATTCCTTGAAAAATTTGAAGCAGGACTAAGTCCGGAAGAGATAGAGGAAGCTATAAAAAAAGAGCAGTTACCATTTGATAAAGAGAAAAAAGGAGAAAAGAAATAATGAGTGGAATGATATATAGAAATATTGAAAGTAATTTCAGAGTAAAAGCAGTATTTTTTAATGGTAAAAACCACAAGGAAGTAGCAGAGGTATTATCAGACCATCAAGTTAGAAAAGTTGAGGACTGCATAATGATAGATTATGAGAAAGTAGAACCTAACAACTATATCTATACAGGCTTTGACAGTGTAGAGTGGTTTGTAAATCCACCTAAAATATTTAATAAAAAATTTCAAAAAGATAAATGGGAGCAGGAGGCTTAGTTATGATAAAAGAAATGAAAGTAAAGTTCAAAAGTAAACCTGTTTTTTATGAAAAAGAAAAAAGTGGAATAAAAAATAATACAGTAAGAGTTGTAGATGATAATTATTTTTCTTATTCAGAAGATAGTCGTTTTAATCTTTTATCAGATATTTACAAGTTATCATTGGAGAATAATTATAAAATACCAGAAGATATTAAACTTTATATAGAAATAGAAAACAAAGAAACAGGAGAAAGTTTTACAAGAAAGGTAACAGATATAACAGTATTTAAAAATAATATTGAATTTATATTTATAATAACTTGGGAACATAAAGAGGTGTAATTATGACATTAGATGAAAAATACTTAAATGAACAGGCAGATAGCGTAATAATTGAAGAGAGCGGTTGTTATACAGGAGTTATAACAAAGGCAGAGTTATTTGAGACAAGAGATAGCAAGGCAGTAGCATTAAATCTTACAATAAAGGTAAATGAAGATATATTGCCTCTAAGTCTTTTCTTTAAAGCTAAAGATGGAAAAGATATAGCATTTAATTTAAGACACATAGCACATCTTATGTATTTAACTAAGCACAAACCAGAACTAAATCCAGTAGTTAGAGGAGAGAAATTGGTTATTGAAGAACTTGAAGGTGCAGGTATTGGAGTTATAGTTGAATGTAAACAAAATGATGGAAGAGTAGAAAGAAGAATCCAAACTTTTGTAGATATGAAATATAAAAGAACTGCAAAGGAAAATAAAGATGGTGTTGATACTCCAGTAACTTGGAATAAATATCGTGAAAAGTATGGAAAGGTAATAGAACATGATGATGAGTTTCCATTCTAGGAGAGGAGGAAAGAAATTAAAATGTTACACGGTATTACTGGCTTATCTCATGGCTTATTCAAAAATAATAAAGAAAAAATGGAAGAAGCAAGAAGAAAAGATTTTGAAAAATACACTGGAGTAAAACAAGTAAATACTAAAGTAAAAAATGATAAATTAATAAAATCGAATCCAGATATAAAACTCTTATTAGAAAACCAAAGTGTTGACGTCAACAAAATGATAGCAGTAGAGGAATTATCAGAGTTGCAAAAAGAAATCTGTAAGGATTTAAGAGGTTTTGATAGGAGAGAAGAGATAAAAGAAGAGATGGCAGACGTTTATATCTGCCTCCAACTTTTAAAAGAAATTTATAACTTTGATGATGAAGAGTTAGAAGAAGAGTATAAAAGAAAAATGGATAGGAATATAAAAAGAATCAAAGTCAAAAACAAGGAGATGAAATGACAAGACCTAAAATTATATTAATGTTAGTAGTAGCAGTAATAGTAATTGATGTATTACAAAAGATAAGGGGGTAGAGTTGGAAAAAGTAAAAAATAAAGATTTAATTAATTACAACCCTAAATATCATTTTAATCATAACAAACCTTGGACAAGTAAAGACTTAGAGTATGCACTAGATTATAGAAACGATTTAAAAGATATTAGTTTAAAATTAGGTAGAACTATAAGTTCTATATTGCAAAAAAGAAAATTACAAAGATTTTGGAAAGAAGCAGATAAACACTCAAGAGTTAAAATTATACCTTGAGGTATAAAAGGGGGATAAATGGAAAGTAAATATTGTAAATGGTTTAATATAGGGATAGACTTGGACGACAATAAATATATTTTTTATGCTAGATGTTGTGGAGAACAAGAAAAAGTTAAAAGATATAGTAAAAGGTGGAAAGAATTATATTCTGACAATGAAAACGTAATTTGCCCTTATTGTGGTAGGCCCATAACAATAGGTTGTGAAATGGACTAAGGAGTGAATAATATGAGTTTTTTAGAAGATGATTTAAAGATAGCAGTGGCAATGTTTGAAGCGTTTGATTTACCAAAAATACCAATTCAAAAAGACGTTAATGATTTTGGAGAAGAGGTTACTACTTATATATTAGGAGAATTTTTAGGTGTAAGAACAGTTAAAAAAATATATGCTTGTGGATTGAAATATGACTTAACATTAGTTTTAATAACTGAAAAAACATACATAGAACCAGCAAGAGTTTTGGGAAGGTATTATGAAAAGTTTTTCTTAACAGAACAAGAGGTTATAGAAGAGTTATTCCATTTGAACAACTATATAATGAGAATTGATAGTGTTAAAAAACCATCTAAAGAGTATCTTGATATATTAAAAAAATTACTTAAAAGAATAGATAAAGAACCTATTGAGTGTCCTTGGGGAGTTGCACCTATTATTGAAAAGAAAATAAAAGAGATAGAAAGAGCTAAAAAAATTTCTGAAAGGTGTGATGAGTTGATAGCTAAAAACTTAGAAAAAAACAGAAGATATTATGAAGGATTGACTACACCAGTACCAAAAGGAGAAACAAAGGTAAGATTTTATGGAATGGGAGATGAAAAAAATGATGAATTATAGAAATATGCCACCTTATGGTATTTGTGCCACTCCTTTTAAAACCCTAAAAAAAATAAAAATAGAATCATTGGAAGATATTTTAAATTTAAAAGGTTATGAAGATGAAAGAGTTAAAATAATTGATATATTAGGAATAGAAAAAAAGAAAAAAGAAGTTGATGAAAAGAATATACTTGGCATAACTAAAAAGATAATCAAAGAAGTAATAGCAGTTGAACATAGTATAGACATAAAATTACTAATTAAACCTACTGGAGAAACTTGTGTATATTCATTTATTAATACAAGTGCATTAATTCATATGATGAAAGGAATATTTGAAAAATTATATTCTGATGAAGTTATTGGATTTACTGGTAGAAATGTTGCTAACTTTATAAGAAAAAATTTAGATAATGAATTTATAATTCTAACTTCTTTAGAAGAGTTTACTAGAATTGGGGGAGCTTTATGTGGTAATGGTTCTGATAAAATTAAAACAGGAATAATTATTCCTAAAGAACATTTAAAAAAAGTGGCAAACGGATTTGAAGAAATTAACTTTTGGTTTACAAATATAATAGGTATGGAAAGCACAGATGGAGAATCAATTTGCCTAGAAAGTGTATTTTCAGATTGGCCGTGGTAAAATGAAAACCTGGAACAAAAAGAAAAAACCTAAGCACCATAGCAAAGTAAAATATAAAGTTTTACCAAGAGGTAAAAAAATAGTAAGTGTTATAAGTAAAGTTAGATATTGTAGGTGTAAAAAATACAAAGATTGTGACTTTGTACCTAAACAATTTTTACTTGTAGTTTTAACTACTAATATAAAAAGTAGAAAACACAAAAAAGTATCAAAACAAACCTATTAAAAAAAGTATTAAAAGTACATTGTTTTTTATCTCTAAAAATAGTATAATTATGGTATTAAGTGAAACGAACGACAGAATAAATACTAAAAGGAGAGATAAAAGATGATATATGGTTATTGCAGAGTATCTACAAAAAAACAAAATATTTTAAGACAGGTGGAAAATATCATAAAGATATATCCAACTGCTAAAGTATTTCAAGAAGCATATACAGGAACTACAACAGATAGAAAAGAATGGAGTAAGCTAAAAAAAATGGTTAAACCCGGAGATACAATTATATTTGATTCTGTTAGTAGAATGAGTAGAAATGCAGAAGAGGGAATAAAAGAATATTTTAATTTTGTAGAAAGAGATATTGAACTTATATTTTTAAAAGAGGGATATATCAATACAGCCCTTTATAAAAAAGCTTTAGAGAATAAAATAGATTCAACAGGAAATAAAATAGCTGATATATACATAGACGCAACCAATGAAGTATTGAAGATATTAGCTCAAGAACAAATTAAAATAGCATTTGACCAGGCTGAAAAGGAAGTATTAGACCTTAGAGAAAGAACAAAAGAGGGACTAAGAGTTACCAAAGCTAAAGGAACTGTATTAGGTAGAAAACAAGGAGATACTTATACTACCAAGAAAGAAAAGGAGATGAGAGAGAAAATAAAAAAACTAGCTAAAGATTTTGGAGGAAATCTTAAAGATATAGAAGTCTTTACACTGCTAGGAATAACTAAGAATACATATTACAAGTATAAGAAAAATATTATACTAGAGGAGGCACAAAATGAGAAATAAATTATTTTTAATGTTTTATAAATTAATGAGGTATCTATTAAAAAAGAAATATATTAAAACTAGAACTTTCTTTTTAGTTGTTGGAAGAGTAGGGATTGAAGCAGCGACTACTCTTGAACAATTATCTGTCATAGAAAAACTTATAGATGGAGGTATTAATATTGAAAAAGCACGAAGTGATTAGAGCAGCTATGCTAGAGCTTGGCTTTCCTTATGATGAGGCAGACCAGGAAACGGCATCAGCTTATAAGACAGGAAATAATTATTATATGATGATGATAAATGATATGTTACAAAATGAAAATTATGGAATTAATATAGATAAAGTGGTACTAAGAAAAGCTGATGTACAAAATATGCCTGGGAAGATAATTTACTTAAAACCAGATGGGTATATAAAATCACTAACAAGTGGTGTAGAGGCTTATAGGGATAAATTAATCAGTTCAAAAAATAATTTTTTATTTAAATACTTGAAAAAGATAGACCCAGAAGAAATAGAGGAGAAATATACAAGACTTGCTAGTATATCTTTAGCCATTATGATGGCAGCTCCACTTTCTAAAGCTGGAGAATTAAGTAGATTGTATGAACTTTTCTTAGCAGAGCAAAATAAATTTATACATGACAATCCTCCAATAATTAATATAGAGGATTTAAGATAGGAGGCAACAATGAAATATTATGAAAAAAAGGGGAGGTTCTCTTTAGGGGAGATAGACCCACCACTATGTTTTAGGGTAGATACAGATATACCAAACAGAGGATTAGCCTATTTAGAAAATGGACTTATAACCTCTTCAGCAGGAATAACTAATTTCCCAGCATTAAAAAAAGTTGCTACTATTCAAGCAGTTACAACTAAAACTATTATAAATGCTTTCAAGATTTTTAAATATAAAATTCAAAAGAAAGATACCTCGCTTAGTGGGTATCTTTTTTTATTTAACGAATTAAAAGTAATTATATTAAGAGAAGATAACTTTGAAGTTATAAAGGAAATAGAAGTAAATTACACAGATGAAGAGATTGAGAATCTAAGTATAGCACAATTCCAAAATAGTGTTATAACTTGTGTAGCTAATAAAAAACCAGAGATGATAAGAGTTACAGAAGATAGTCAAGAGTTTGATGTAGTAGAGTATTGGGAAAATATAGTAAATCCTCCAGTAAAAAGAGTGGAAACTCAATATCAATATACAGATGAAGAAAAACAAGTATTTCAATGGTATCAATCTGGAGCAAGTGTTGTCTTTGAATCTACTATCTCAAGTCCTGTATTTAAACCTACATTCCTGGACAAATTAAAAGAGGGAACTATTTCCTATATGGCTGGAGAATTTAGAATCAATAAAATAGAGAATAGAGATGGAAAACAAAAGATAACTACTACACAAGTTACAGCACCAGCAACTGGAATAGATATTCCTACCTCATCAACTCCAGAAGCTGAAAGAAAAATAAATATCCTTGATATAACTTTCTCTGAATCCCTATTCAATGGAGGATATCCAGCAGTAGTGGCAGAGTATAAAGGAAGAGTTATATTTGGGAATGTTGCAGGTAACCCATCAGCGATAGTATCAAGTAGAGTTTATGATTCTACTAATTTCAGACAATCAACAGATGATAATGATGGATTTACTACCTTTGTTACTGGTAATGAAGTTAATACTGTTAAAGAGTTTATAGCTTATAAATCCTTGATAGTAATAACAGATAGAGGAATTTATTCCACACAATTAAATGAGGGACTAACTACTGAAACATCAGCACTGTACGACCAAAAACTACCAAGACCTAAAGGGCTTGGGTATTGGACAGAGGCAGACGACGCAATATACTATGTTGACAGTTCCAATAGAATCTATCAAATACAAGACGTAGGGGCAGATAGTGCTTATGTAGTGCAGGAAGTAACACTATATTCTGGACACTTAATGGATAACATCAATGATATTTACTTTCATAAAATTGGTAAAAACAACATTATAGGAGTAGATACAGTAAGTGGTGGAAGAGCATTAAGTTATAATTATTCGGAAAATATATTATGTTGGACTAGAGTACCTAAATTGCCTGGAATAAATGAATATCTTAATATAGATGATAAACTCTATATCTTCAATGCTAATAATGAAAATATAGATATATACACTTATTCAAGTACAGAGGTAGAACCTTTAAAGTTAAAACTACCAAAAACAACTATGTCGCAAAACTACCAAATGCCAATTCCAGAATTTTTAATGAAAGCAAGATTTAAAAATTGTAAGATTTTGTGTTATGGAAATTATAACTTAAAAATAAATAACCAAACTAAATCAGTAGGCTTTGGAGAAAATACAGATAATTTTTATGAAAAAATTCACTACATAGACATGGCCAACATTGGAAAAGAGGAATTAGTTATAGAGCAACTCAATGATGAGAAAATTGAAATAGTAGGAATATTTGCAGAAATAGGATAATAGGAGTGTGAGAATATGAATCCATTAATGATAATGCAATTAGCAAGCACTGGACTAAGTCTATTCGGTTCAGTGGCAGACGCTGGAAGAGCAAAGAATCAAACAAAATTAAATAATTTAACAACAGAAGTAAATGCAGCTAAAGAAACTACCAATACTATGAGGAGCTATACATCAGCTATGGAAGAGATGACTACTAGAATGAAATCTCAAAAAGCAGCTTTTGCTAATGCTGGAATAGATACAGCTAGCACATTATTTAGCAAAGGAATGACAGCACATGAAAAATCATTCCTAGAAGCTAAGACAGGACAGAGTGAAGCACTAACAGAGATACAAGGAGGACTTAAACTAACTAAAGCTCAAAATAATTATAATTTAGGAGCAACTTATAAGCAACTTGGATTGAGTGCAGGGTTAAGTGTAGCTAATGCCTTTATGGACTACACACATATGAAAAAAATGGACGAAATAACAAGTATAAATAAAAATAAAGGTATTCGAGGTGGAGGATATGGAAGTATGATAGGAAGTTTATGGGGTGGTAAATAATGGCAGGAACACTAATACAACCTTTAAAAATAAATAGACCAAGTGGTAGAGCAGTACCACAATTAAATATAGCTGCAGATTTTGGAGTAGAGAGAAATGCAGCTACTAAACTTGAGGAACTTTTCCAAAAAAAACAAAAACAAGACTTAATACAAGCAGAAACATTCGGGCAGCAATTTGCTGCCTCTATGTCTAAAATGATATTAGATAGAGATAACCAGGGAAAAATAAATAAAAAATTATTCCATGATTTTGATTCTTATAACTCTTTAGAAAGTGAAATAAAAGATAATATAGAGCAATTTAAAAAAGATGGAAAAGAATTAGGAATAGATGATTCTATATTAGAAAAATATAGTTCTATGGTAACAGGAGAACTTGAAAAATCAAATGTAAATTATTTAGTTGAATATAATGACTATAATGAGAAAATTCAAAAAGATGAAGCTAACAGAATTATAAGAATGAAAGGAGATAATCTTTCATCAGTTGCTATGCTTGGAGATTATCAAGGAGCAGTACAAGGTTTTTACAATGTAGCTCAAGATTTAGATAGAGCAATAGAAGCAGGATATATAGATGGGATAAAAGCTATTGAACTCGCTAGCAAGCAAAGACAAGATATTATAGTAAGTTATGTATCATCTTTTGTAAATCAACCAAATGGTAAATCAGTTCTTGAAAATATGTCTACTTGGAATACTTCTCAATTTATGGAAAAGTTTTCAGAACTTAACTTTAAAAATGATACAGGAGAATTTTATTTGACAGTAGATGACTATAACAAATTTCAATCTACTATAACAAGTGGAATTACAAGAATAAATAATAAAGAAAAATTAAATAAGCAAAATACTATGGTTGAGAGATTAAAGTATGAACAAAAGAAAAAAACAAACTCTTTAGAAATTGCTTTAACAGAAGACCAAGTGTCAGCAGATGGGTATATTCCAGAAAGCACACATGTAAAAGCTACATATTACGCACATGGATTGGAGGGTATACCAAATATACCTACCACAATAAATGGACTAATAGAGGCTGGATATAACCCACCTTGGAAAGAAAAAGGTTTAAATGATACCACAGAAGTATATAAAAATCCTAATTTAACAGGAGAAGGAATAATGAACTTTAGACAACAAGAAGCTGAAAGATTAGCTAATGGTTATGGATATGGAGCAGTAAAAAACTTCTATGATACCACAGATGAGAATATAATAGGTGGAAGTATGCTTATGGAAACATACCAGATGAATACTACCTTTAAAGATGAGTTTGACAAAGTATATAGTTCTGATAACAGAAAAATACTTGCTAATTTTGATAAAGTTCAAATAACTGATTTTTCTACTTTAAAAGAATATAATACAGAATTTCAAGGAGTAGATGACCCATATTATGCTACTCCTACAAGTTTTATGTCTGGCCAGGTTAGTAGAAAACCACAAAAGACAATGTCAATAGCTGCAGGTGGTAAAATAGCTGGACTACAAGTTGCAGCCAATAATGGAAGTTTAGCAGCTACAAGAGCTACTAAAGATATAACTCAAATAGCAACTGACACACTAATACTAGAATTGTATTCTAAATATGGTGGTGTAATAACAGATGATTTAGCTGATAAAGGAGGACTAAAAGAGAAGTATGTAGGGCAACCTATAGCTAGTTTAACCCCAGAGCAACAAAGGACTTTCCTAAAAGGAGTTTTAGAAAATGATAAATCAATAAGAGAAACTGTAAATTCTAGGGTAGAAAATGTAGTTAATGCTATGACAGAGGGGCTAGATACTATTAATCTAGGGAATAATAGAGTTATATTTGCACCTAAAATAATAAAAGAAGAGGAGAGAACTAACTTTATAACAGGTCAAATAGATAGAGGTTTTGTTGTTAAAGAAAGAGATATAGAAAAAACTCAAAAAGCTATAAATGAAATGATAGCTAAAAATACATATAAAGTTAATTTGAATGGAACTATTAAAGAAATAGGAGATAAGAAAAATATAACTTTTGTACAAGACATAGGAAGTACAAAGGTAAGACTTTTCTATGGCGGGCAACCTGTATTTACTGATAACGGATATGCAGTATTTGATGTAGAAGAGTTTATTAAGGAGGAATAATGGCAGGACTTGTAACTTATGGTAATAAATTATCTTTAGAGGGTAATGATGATGTAATTAAAATAAATAAAGAATATTATGAGGCTAACAAAGAAAATATAGAAAAATTCAACGTTGTAGGTAATAAAGTATCTTATGATATACCACAATTAGAAATTATAGGAGATATATTATCTAGTTCTAAAAATATTGCAAAATCAACTTACTATAGTTGGTTAGGAGCTGCATATAAAAGTGCAACAGGAGAAACAAAACCTATAGATTTTTTAAAAACAGCAGAGGAAAACCATATAAAATATAAAGATTTTGCAAGTAACTTTAAAGATAGCTTTAGAAAAAAAATAGAATTAGAACCCAATATAACTCAAAAGTGGGCTATGAGTGCAGGAGCAGAGAGTTTAAGAGTTGCTACTGATGTAAGACAACTCCCTGTGTTACTTGGAACTAATCTTTTAACTCCATATGTTGCAGGATATATAGGAGCTACTTCTGTGGCTGGTAGACTTGGAACAACGGCAGTTTTAAATGGTATAGAAAATATGGTGCAAGAAAGTGCAGATGTTTATATATCAGAGGGTAGAACTCCAGAACTTGATGAGATTATTTATTCTGGAGTTGGTGGAGCTGGTGCAGGACTTTTATTTGCTGGTCTAGGAATGGGAATAGGTAAGGTAGCTAATAAAATAGAAACTAAGTTTGATAATATAGCAAGAAAAAAGAAATCCCAAGAAATAATAATAGATCTATTTTCAGAGGCTGATAAAAAAATACAAGAAAGCTCTATATTAAATAATGGAGATATGACTATAAAAGATTTAGAAAATACAGTAGGAATAAAAGATAATCTAGGTATTATAAATGAATATAAAGGCTCACAAGGTAGTGAAAGATTTTTATTTAAGCATTTATATATAAATGATGTTAATAAATTTCAAGCTGACTTATATGCTAGGTCTATTGTCTTGAAAATGATAGATGACCCAGATATAGACTTTATTCAAAACGGAGCTGACTTCAATAAAATTTTAAATGAAAATCCGATTCTTATAAGAAATTTAGCAAAAGAATATATTGATAGTGGAAAGCTTGGAGAGGGAGAAAAGAAAGCTTTTGAGTTCTTTTTAGACTTGACTAACCCAGACAAGATAACTGATGTAAGAGTTGATGTTCCAGGAATGATGGAAGAGGTTGATAAAAATCTTAATGGCAATGATAGTGGCTATGAACCTTTATTTGAAGATATGAAAGTACAACATCATATAGTTGATAATGAAACTTTTGAAAGAAAAAAAAGAAAAATAAAGCATAATTATAGAGATTTTCCAACAGGAACATTACAAGCAAATCTTGAAAAAGATGGAATTATTCCACCAGGTGCAAATGTTAAGTATGTAAGAGGAGCTATTGAGAAAACACCATATCAAGACTTAGTACATATTACAGAACATGGAACTCCAATTACTAGAAAAAAATGGTTAAAGGGAGATGCCCATATCAACTTTGAATATGAAATAGATGGTAAGAAATATTATGGAGATTATAGACTTACAGAGCAATATGGATATTTAGGAGATACATACGAGCTTGATGTTAATGCAGCACCAGGAACACAAAAAAATATAACACCTCAAAGAAAAGTAACTAATATAGTAGATGATATGAATGGAACTCCAGAGCCAATAAAACCTATTAGTGTTGAAGAAGTAAAAAAAATAGTTTATAAAGAACTAGGTCTTGATAGTATAGTTGACAAGACACAAATAAGAGATGTACATGAAAAAATAATAAAAAAAGCAGGAGAAATAGCTAGAAAAAAATATAATATAAACACTCCAGAAGAAATGGCTGAATTTTATAAGAAAAAATATAAAATAGATTTTGAATATTTAGGAGAAACTGAAGAGCAATTTACAAGTGTTTATGGAGTTACTAGAAGTAGGATAAATTCAAGTAACCAAAGAGAAATAAAAATAAGTTTAAATCCATTAATGATGAAAGATGATTTAGATTTAAAACTAGGTACTTTAAGGCATGAAATAGAACACGCAATAGACAAATACCAAGCTCCAGGATTTAAGAGTATAAAATTTCAAAAAAAAGATATAGCAGATATGACATTTGGAGAAGCTATAGAAGATATGACAAAAGGACATTTTTCTAAATATCCAGATGTAAATTTTGAGATTAGTTATATAATAAATGACAAAATAAATAACATGTTAAAAGATGGTAAAATAAATTCTGAAACTGTAGAATTACTTGATTTACAATTACCTAAAAATACAGGAACTGAAGACATAGTAGCATTTTCAAATATGATTGATTCTGTAAAAGGAATAAAAGACCCAGGTAAAAAAATAGCAGAACTTAGAAAAAGTTTTAGTAAGTATGCTAAGTGGAAAAATGATATACCAGAAATATTTTGGAAAGCTAAAGACGTTGGACAAGCTTCATCACTTATGAGTGAATATCTTGAAACAAATTTATTTATTCCATACGAGAAAACTAAGCAACAAATGGAAGGTATGCTAACTAATGCTTTCAATATAACTTATAAAGGCGAGAAATTGAATCCAGATAAATTAATAAGTTTATTTGAAGAGAATGGAGAAAATCTAACTCATTATCTATTTAGATGGAATTATAAAAGTTTACCAGATAGCTTAAAAGAGCTTGAACCAGAGATACTAAGATTAAGAGAAGAATTTTATAGCACTATGAAAGAATTGACAAATGGTTATGAGATAACAGTAGATGACATTGTCAATAATTTTATGTTTGACCATAACCTAAGTGCAGAAAAATATATAAGACAAGAAGATATATTGAAGTATCTAGGAGATGATAAAAAGGTTGATTTAGATAAATTTATAAGAGGAGATTTGAGTTATGATGATTTAGTAGAACTTAATATCCCAGAAAGATTGCTTACTATAAGAAATGCTTTTGCAGAAGATAATTTAGAGTTCTTTGAATCAGCACCAGAAACTTTAATTAATAATCTTAAAGGAAAGAATAAAGCTCCTAAAGAAAAAATTATAAAATTAATGGCTAAAGCTAACGAGTGCATGAGTTCATCAGATAAGAAAGCACTTGTTAAAAAATATAAACTTGAGGGAATACCACAAATAAAAGAATTTATTGAAAAATCAGACTTTTACAAAGAGGTAGATACTAACCTTATAGCTCAAAATATACTAGAAAGTAGAAAAAATAATGCAAAATATTTTTATACTATGGATATGATGAGTAAGAAAGGAAGTTACAAAAATAAATTTCTTGGAGGACATCTTCATAGATTTGGTAGATTTGATGACTTTATTAATGGAGAAAAAATTATAAAAAGAAAAAATCTAACAAGACTTGTAAATAAAAATAAGACTTCTGATAGAACAGCTATTAGAAGATTTATAAGAGAAATTTCAGTAGCTAAAGCCATTAAAGATAATTTACCAGGACATGGAATGAATGGTATAGAAAGAATCTTGAATGAAACTCAAAGAAAAACTGCAAATGATACTTATAAAACTTTAGTTAGAGCCATTGAGAAAAAAATAGATGATAGAATAGGAATGGATTTAGGAAGAATTACAAAACCACCAAAAACAATAGCAGACAAAGCTATTACTAATTTTTTAAGTTATAGTAATAAAGTTAGTTTAACAGGGCTTAAATTTACAAAGGACTTTATATTTGAAGCACCAACAATGGCAAGGGCTAGCACTATGTTATATAATTCAGCAGGTATTACTGAAACTTATAAAAATTTTTTAAAGGCTGCACAAGTGCTATATCTAAGTAAAGAAATGTTTGATAAATATGATAAAGCTTTAGGAAGTAGATTTGAATATTCAGTACCTTTAAAATTTTTCAACTCTATTATGGATAAGGCAGATGATGTAACAGGAGAGATAGCAGAAAGGATAAATAAGTATGGTAGAAAATGGGAAAAGATAATTAGTGGAATAGACACAGGACTTAATAAATTAAATTTTTATGGAGAGAGCCAAAAGGTTATGAAACTTGCAGCTTTTTTTGAGGGTGCAGAGATTTTAAGAAATATGAGTAAATTTCAAGACTTAGATGATTTATTTAAAAATAATACTGCCTATATGAAAAATTTATTTAAAAATGTAGGTATAGATGATTTAGACTTTTATTTCATAAAAAAATTAAAAGATATTCCAGAATTTAATGAGTTAGGTGTATTTAATGAAGTTGACTTATTTGATTTTATAAATAAATCAGAAGTAGAAAAACAATTAGGAAGAGTTCTATACAATGAAGAATTTGACTTAATAAGAAAAAATATTACTGAAAAAATAACTAAGTTACATGACAAAATAGTTACTGATATTTCACCTACTGAAACCAACGCTTCTATGAGAGCTGTCATTGAAAATATTGAAAATCCTATCCACAGAAATTTTATGAGGTTGATGGGAAACTTCAAAACTTCTATACAAGAACAGTGGAGAAGATTGGGAAGAGATTTATACGCCTCTAATATAGTAGATGGGCATTTTGATTGGGGTAATAAGATATGGCAAAAAAGATTATTCAAACATATCTTAGGAGTAACAGGACTATATGGAGGACTAGCACTTGTAACTGACTTAGATTTTTATACTGACCCAATAGCAACTATCAATGAAAAAATAGATGATTTAATAGATAGTCCAGGTAGTGCATTTTGGGAAGTGCTAGATTCTCAAATAAACTCATGGGCTTTAGTTAATGGTTCAGCAGTAGCAAGAAGACCTATACAGATAGCTCAAAATTTATCTAAAGGAGATTTTGAAAAAGCTGGAGCAAATATTTTAAAACTAGGACTAGGTACATCAAATGTTAATATGGCTAAAACAGGATATAGTTTAGCAGAAAAAATAGTAGGAGAATAAAAAAGGAGGAGTGCTGCAACACTCCCCTTTTTTGACTAATTATAATGCAACTCTGTTTACTAAGAAAAACAGAATAACCAGTATTATTAGTCTTAGAACGAAAGACTTAATGATGTTCACCCCCTTTCTTGGTGGGCTAGACTTATTATAACAAAAATATCTTGAACTTTCTAGTTATTTTTGTTATAATTTAATTACTAAGAAGAACGAAAGACTTAGTATGTTCATCGCTGGTATAGCTGCAACTATACCAGCCTTTTTCTTTTTATAGACTTTTTTAGTATTTAATGATATAATAATTTTAAGAAAATCAGGCAACCTTTTAGAGTTGCCTTTTTCCATTTACAGAAAAATCAAAGGACAACCTAAAAGGGTTGTCCTTTTTTTATTTTCCAACTTTTAAAAGATGGAATTTCAAACTATCAAACAGGTAAGGAGGTGGAGTTTTGAATTTTTTAGGAAGAGCAGCAAAAAGAAGAGTAACTATCAGTTATAAAAAAGTTATTAAATATCTACACAAAGGACAGAAAGAACTTCTGGACAATGTCCTGGAAAATAAGAAAAAGTATTTTGCACTAATGGCTCATAGAAGATATGGTAAGGACTTTATTTCATTACTCATTATGATACTAGCTGCAATACAACACCCAGGAAACTACTATATCTATGCACCATACTTTAGACAGGTAAAAGAAATAGTTGTAGATGGGAAAACCTTAAACGGTTTACCTTTACTTGAAAACCTCATACCAGATGAAATACTAGCAAATCCAAGAGGACCTAAAGTTAACAAATCCGATTGGAGTGTAACTTTATTTAATGGAGCTAAAATCTTCTTTCGTGGAGGAGATAACCCAGACGCAAGTGTAGGAGTAGGAGCTAGAGGAGTTATTTACACAGAGGCAGCACTTATAAAAGAAAAGTTCTATCAATATATGAAACCTGCAGTTGATATGGTTATTAACAATACCGACTTCGGTTTTGTAATATTTATCTCTACACCGAGGGGTAAATATAATTGGTTTACTAAACTTTTTATAGATTACTTCACTATCCTAAGTAAACCAGAAAATAAAGAAATTAAAGATATGTGGTATGTAGATATTCAATCTGGAAAAGATTCTTTGAACTACAAAGGGGAGAGGGTAATAAATGATAAAGAACTTAGAAAACAAGCTCTTACTATGGACCCAGATTCATACGCTCAAGAGTGGGAATGTAAAATCAATACTCATCTAGTTGGTGCTTGGTATGGAGAACAACTAAAAAAAGCTTATGAAGATGAAAGGATAAAGTTTTATGGTAGGTATGAAGAGTTATTAGATAGTGTAAGTAGAAGATATACTCAAATATACACAGGGCATTTCTGGACACAACAACCTTTATATGTTGCTTGGGATATAGGAAAAAGGGACCATACAGTATTGTGGTTTTTTCAAAAAAACCCTCACAATAATAGAATTAGATTCATAAAACATTATAGAGTTACTGGGCAAGGACCAGACCACTGCTGCCAATATATAAAGAAATGGTGCAAAGATAATGGGTACTATATGCAGCCTACTATGGTACTACCACATGATGGAGATGTCGAGGAATGGAGTGCAACTTCAAAAAGAAGTGACTACATAAGATTAAATTATTTTAGTGATGTAAGAACTCTGTCTAAGACAGAGCTAGCTAAAAATGATATGACTACATTAATAAATCAAATCAACTATATAAGAAAGGAGTTTGACAATGTAGAGATAGATAATAACGAGTGTAACATAGGAGTTATACAATTAGGAGGCTATGTCAAAAAATATAACAAGTCCATGAACTGTTACTTAGATATACCAGACCACGACGCAAATGATAAAGCTTCTGATGACGCAGATTCATTTAGAACTGCTATGATATTTGCTAGCATATATCTAAAAGATAGTTTTGATGGACCACTAACAACTTATTATTAAGAAAAGAGGTGTTTAAGCAAATGTTAAATTTTAAAAAAGAGTATTTTAAGTTAGAAGAGAATAGACAACAGTATGCTACTAGCTTTTCAGACTTAATGACAAGTTGTGAAGTTTACGGAAAAAAACAAAATCCTATAACTAGCACAGCTTTTATATTCCTTATACCTAAAGATTATTACACATACAATGCTGGAAACATTGATTTTACTAACTACCCAGATGGCATATGGAATGATTACACAGATATTAAGATAGTTAAGTCTGAACCTTATTTTGATTTAGATTTTACTTTTAGTAGTACAGGAGATATTACACCAGAAAATCTAAATAATATGTTTACTAAAATAAAAGCTGCAATACTTGGAACAGAAAAAGAAATTATAAAATCTCAATTATTTGTAGATAGTGGAATACCCAAACAATTAGGTTTACCAGATTTACCAAAAGGTTCTATCTGGTATATGTCAGATGATGGGATAGCTACTTATCCTGTAACTACACTATTTGAGAAATATCAAGAGTTGCTCAATAAGATTTATGAAGATACAAAAAAAATATTACTTGAAGATTTGGATAATAGAGTAAAAGAGCTAGTTATTCAATTAGAAAAAGATTTAAAAGAAATTATTGATAATTATCTTAAAACAGATAGTTATTTAAAATTAGATAAATATACACAAGAAAAAATAGAAGAAGCAGAAAAAGAAATCCAAGATTATATAGACTATCATATGCAAGATTTAAAAGGAGAAAGAGGGTACTCAATAGCAAGTGTTGGTTTTAATAAAGAATTACCAGAAGGAAACATCTATACAGTCTACCGTGAAGACGGAGAAATTATAGGAGAATTATTAGCACGAAGAGGTCCTCAAGGTATTCAAGGCAATGATGGACCAGAAGGACCGAAAGGAGAAAGAGGAGAAAGAGGATTCAAAGGAGATAAAGGAGACCAAGGAGAAAGAGGGGAAAATGGACCTCAAGGTATTCAAGGAGAGCAAGGAATACAAGGAGAAGTTGGACCTCAAGGTCCTCAAGGAATAACAGGTCCTCAAGGTATTCAAGGAATACAAGGGGAACAAGGCATTCAAGGAGAAAGAGGACTTCAAGGACTAAAAGGCGAACAAGGCATTCAAGGAATACAAGGAGAACAAGGACCTAAGGGAGAGCAGGGAGATATCGGACCTCAAGGTCCTCAAGGAATACAAGGTCCTAAAGGAGATAAGGGAGATAAAGGAGATAATGGAACTGCTGTAATCACTCCTATAAATAGTCAGTACATATTCCAAATAGAAGATGGAAACTTAGTTGTATATTATAACGAGAATGATACTCAACCAAATTTTTCAATAGATGAAGATGGAAATTTAGTATTAGAAATTTTAGAATAAGGAGGTTTTAATTATGCCGAAATTAATTATAGGTAATGTTGTAGGTCCTCAAGGTCCTAAAGGAGAACAAGGAGATATCGGACCTCAAGGTCCTAAAGGAGAACAAGGAATACAAGGGGAACAAGGTATTCAAGGTTTACCTGGTGCAAAAGGAGAACAAGGAATACAAGGTCCTCAAGGTCCTAAGGGAGATACTGGAGAGCAGGGTATTCAAGGTCCTAAAGGAGATAAGGGAGATACTGGACCACAAGGTCCTCGAGGTCCTCAAGGTATTCAAGGACCTAAGGGAGATAAAGGGGAACAAGGTATAACTGGAAATACTGGTCCTAAAGGTCCTAAAGGAGATACTGGAGAGCAAGGTATTCAAGGTCCTAAAGGAGTTGATGGAGTAGGAGTAAAAAGTATAACATTTAAGAATACTAATGAAGATGGCGGAAATGTTTATACTGTGACTTTAACTAATGGTAGCACATATGATTTTACTGCCCCTAGAGGTCAACAAGGGATACCAGGACAAAGCGGTCAACCTGGGACTACCGATTATGAAAAATTAATAAACAAACCAGATGTATATACTAAAACTGAAACTAATAATTTATTAGATGGTAAATTAGGTAAAGAAGATAAAGCAAAGAGTGCTACAACTGCTGATAGTGCTGGTGCTTGTACAGGGAACTCTGCTACTGCTACAAAATTACAAACTGCTAGAACTATCAACGGAGTTAGTTATGATGGTAGTGCCAATATTACAATAGCTGATAATACAAAACTTCCAAAATCCGGTGGTACTATTAATGGAAACTTAACAGTAACAGGAGCTATTGTTTCAAACGGAGAAGTTACGGCTTATTCAGATAGAAGATTAAAAACTGATATAACAAAGATAACTAATGCTCTTAAAAAAGTAAATCAAATCAATGGGTACACATTCACTATGTTAGGTACAGGACAAAGACAAGCTGGAGTTATAGCTCAAGAGATTGAAAAAGTATTGCCAGAAGTTGTGGTCAAAAATGAGGACAATGGTTATTTAACTGTTATGTATGGACATATAGTAGCTTTACTTATTGAAGCTGTAAAAGAAATGAGTAAGGAAATAGAAGATTTAAAAGGGGGTAGGGTATAATGGCTATCACTATGAAAAATTTAAATGATAGGACATCAGCACTGGAAGGAAAATCTTCTACTACTCCAATAACTATGAAAGGGTTAGATGATAGGTTATCTAACTTAGAGAAAACCGCTAAGAAATGGGCAGTAGTTACTTTAACATCAAGTAATACTGGAAAAAGTTTTTTGATACCAGAAGAATATAGAGGGTGGAATTATTGTATTTTAAATGCAGGATATAAAACTATAGCAGGTTATGAAGCTACTATTACTAATGGAAGAGTATTTAAAATGATAATGACTGGCTCTGCTAAATTAGCAGAACTTAATACAACTATATCTGGAAATTACATAAATGTTAACTTTGGAGAAAGAAATTACAGAGATTATTCGTTGCAAGTTTTGTTTTACAAATAGGGAGGTATAAATGACAGTATTTTATTATGATAAAGAAAAAGCAGAACAAGGAATACTATTTTGTTTAGGGCAAGAAGATAAAGTTCTTACTCAAGAAGAAATACAAGAACAAGGAAAATCAGAACTATATGAAAATGTAGTTACTTATACAGGAAATACAGTTCTAATAGGACACCCTATTGTTGAGGGAGATACAGTTAGAAAAGCTACTGAAAAAGAACTTATAGATTTAGGGCTTTTAACTCTAACAGATGGGGAAATATTAGAGGGGGATACTATTAAGAAAATTCCTCAACCAAGTTGGCAATACAAATGGGAAAGTCCTAATTGGGTAATTGACAGAAGTAAACTTCAAGAGGGAGAAAAAATTGAAGATAACAAAATAGTCAAGGTTGAAAAACCTAAAGGAATAAGAATTGAGTGGAACTATGATACTTGGATATACGAAGATAAAGCAACTTCAGAAGAAAGAAAAGACTATATAGGTAAATACATAGGAGATGAACTCCTAATGCAAGTCCTTGCTAAAGGTTGTGAAGTAACTATAAGAGAAGAATCTCACATACAAACCTTAGATAGTAGAAAGTTACTTATGTTATCTTCAACTGGGTCTGGAATTATGATAGCTAATAATGTTAGACAGGCTATAACAAATGTTCCTTGGTCATTTAATGATGATGGCTCTGATAGTCTATTATTAACTATAGAAGAGTTTAATTCTTTAGCATTACAATGCTTAGACTTTGTTGTTAAATGCTATGTTGTTGCTGACAAGTTAAAAACTAAAGATAGAATAGACTTAACTATAGATGATTTTATTGAAGAATTAAAAAAACTTGAAACATCACAAGTATCTATTTAGAAAATAAGGGGTTGATAGTATGTATAAATTTAGTGAAAGAAGTTTAAAACACTTAGAAGAGTGTGATGATAGATTAATATTAATAGCAAGCCAAGCTATAAAAAGAATAGACTTCTCTATAATAGATGGAGCTAGAACAGAGGAAGAGGCAAAGGAAAATCAAACTAAGGGAACTAGCTGGACAAACAAAAGTAAGCATTGTAAAAAACCTAAATCATATGCTTTTGATTTTATTCCATACCCATTTAAAGATTGGAACGACTTAGAGGGATTTAAAAAAGTTGCTGATGTACTAAAAGAAGAGGCTGAAAAACTTGGTATTAAAGTTAGATGGGGTG